GTGCCGCCGCCGTACTACGGCCAGGTTGGCGAGCCGTCGATCAACGGCATCGGTACCTATCCCCAGTCGCGGAATCCCTTTGCGTCGGTCATTCCGCTCCTGCCCGGCGTCGATTATTCGCAGTTTCAGACGAACTGGGCGGGGCCGTACTTGACGCCAGGATAGGAGGAGTTAGATGATGGCCAGCGAACAACCAGACACCCCTTCTGCGGAGCCGCAGACGACCGATGCCAGTGTGTCGGAGTCGAGTTCGGCCGAGTCGGATAGCCAGTCTTCGAAATCGCCATCGTGGTGGCAGCGGATGTTCAACCGCCGCGGTGGCGCTGAGGAGGCCGGGTCTCAGGACGAGGACTCGCCTAAACAGAGCGCAGCGTCGGCTCTCACGTTGAGCCAGGAGGAGTTAGAACGCCGAGTCCAGTCCGAAGCTGATCGGCGCGAAGCAAAGCGTGCACAAGAAGCCAGGGCACGCGAGCGACGCGAGTTACGCGACAAGGATCCGTGGGCGTACGCCGAGCAGGAACGCCAGGCTGAGCAAGCAGCTCAGGGCAATTTCCAGCTCGAGCGATTCGTCACCGACCTGGGTAGCGAGCACGACCGGGTCACGGTCGATCCGATCTTCAACGCGGTACCCAAAGCAGAGCAGGAGCGCATCCTGAAACTCGAAGGTGCCGGCGCTGGACTTCCCGGGCGCAAGTTGGTTGTGACCGAGAGCCTGAAGGCACTCGAGAAGCACTGGAAGGCTGAAGGCGCCAAAGACGCCGAGGCCAAGCTCAGGCGCAATCCGGCATTCAGGAAGCAAGTCCTGGCTGAATTGCGCGGGCAAACACCAGAACCAGAACTGCTGCCCGCGGGCAGTGCCTCGGAAGCGGACAAGACCGTCTCCGACATCTTCCGCGAGTACTACGGCATCGGCAGCAGACACAACAGTGCGGGCTAGCTTGACGCTGAGCTAATCGCGGGAGTTGGCCCCATTCCAGAGAGGGCCACTCCCATTCCATACAACAGCATCGCCACCCGAGCGACCCCTGGTGGGGGGCCGCTGATTCCCGAAGAAGTTCAGCGTGACATCGTCCAGTCGGTCGAGGTCAAGTCCGCGGCCATGACCTTGATGCCCCACGTGCGCATGAAGCGCGCCCAGCAGCGCATCCCGGTCATGTCCCAGCTGCCGGTGGCGTACTGGGTTACCGGCGCCAGCCTGGACGCGCGCGACATCGGCATGAAGCAGACGACGACCCTGATGTGGGACAACGTCTACCTCAACGCTGAAGAGATGGCGGTCATCGTGCCGATCGCGAAGAACCTGCTCGATGACCTCGACTACGACTTCTGGTCGCAGACCAAGCCCAAGATCACTGAAGCGTTCGCCGTGGCGCTCGACGACGCGATTTTCTTCGGCACGAACGCGCCGACGACATTCCCGCCGTCGATCGTTTCAGGCGCCAACGCGGCCGGCAACCTGGTCGTCGCGGGCACCAGCACCGTCGACTTTCTGGACGACGTGAACAACGCCATGGCCGCGGTTGAGGCCGATGGCTTCGACGTGACCGGTTTCTGGGCACGTCGTCAGGTGAAGGCCAAACTGCGCGGCCTACGCGATACGACCAAGGGTCTACTGTTCATCGGCGACAACTCCACGCCGGCCGCCGCCGTCAACGTGGGCACGCTGTACGGCGAGCCGATCGTGTTTTCGAACGCCGGCCTGGCCAGCTTCAACACGGGCGCCACCGGCTACAGCATGATCGGCGGCGAATGGGATCAGTCGATGCTTGCCATCCGCGACGATATCTCGATGGAGATGTTCGATACGGGCGTGATCACCGACAACGGATCTCCACCGGTCATTCAGTACAACCTGCTCCAGCAGGACATGGTCGCGTTGCGCGTAACGGCTCGCTTCGCCTGGGCCATCCCCAACCCGGTCAATCGCCAGCAGCCGACCAAGGCCAGCCGCTATCCGTTCTTCGCCATCCAACAGAAGGCTGCCACCGGTGGCGAGGGCTAAGAACTGGATTTCGGGCGCCATCTCTAAGCCGGGCGCCCTACGCAAAACACTCGGCGTCTCGGGTGACAAGCCCATCCCGCGCGCCAAGTTGGAAGCCGCCGCAAAGAAGGGCGGCAAGACCGGCCAGCGCGCGCGACTCGCACTGACGCTGCGGAAGATGCGCTGATGCCCGGCGGCCGACTCTACAAGAAGCCGGTCAGCAAGGCCCAGGCGCGGTTCTTCGGAGCCGCCGCCGCGGGCAATGTGCCCGGCTTCGATGCCAAAGACGCGCAGAAGAAGCTCAAGGGTGTGGACGAGAGCAAGCTACCCGCTCGCAAGAAAAGGAAGAAGTAGATGCCCAAGACGCGCACGATCGTCGCGACGACGAACCCCCAAACAGGCGAACCCCTGGCCGCTGGCGCAGAGGTCGAGCTGGACGAAGAGGCCTACCAGTCACTGCGTGCTCAGGGCGCAGTGGAAGCGAGCGAGGAGGAGCAGCAGGAGCACGCCACACCCGAAGCGCAGGGCAATTACAGCGCGCGGGCGGGGCGCGGTGATGTAGGTGACCCCGCTCAGCCGAAAGCTGAAACCGCGCCGCACGAAGACGACGACAAGCCCAAGGCGAAGAAGTAATGCCCAGGCTGCGGTTCCTGGCCGTGTCGGCCGATCCGCGCCCGGATAAAGCTGGCACGACCTACGGTCCGGGCCACGAAACGGACTACGTGGCCGAGGACTACGACTACATCAAGTCGCTGCTGCTCGAGGGCAAGGCGGAGCTTCTGGACGGCCCACCGCCAGCGGAGCTGTTCGCGGCGCCCAAGGAAGAGGCGCCCTGATGTCGAACATCGTGTTCCTCGCGCCAGCGGTGGACTCGGTCACGCCGACGACCATCCACGGCGCGGGCCACGCGGCGAGCATCACCGACGAGTCGTACGTGCGCGACCTGATCAACTCGGGCAAGGCGGCCTACCAGGGCGCCACTGTCCGGGGTGTCTTCGTCGCGCCCATCGGCACGACCACCGCCACTGTCAACTGGACCGTCGACTCAGCCTGCACGGCCATGGCTGTCAACTACGGCACCACCACGGCCTATGGCAGCACCCAGGCCGGCTCGCCCGCTTCTGGCTCGGGCGCAGTGACCGCCGCGATCACCGGCCTGACCACGGGCACGCTCTACCACTACAGGATCACGGTCACGCAAGGCAGCTTCGTGACCTTGACCCCGGACCGCACCTTCACCACGGCATGATCACGCTCGCGCAGCTCGAGCAGGAGGTGGCCAGGCGCACTGGCCCCTTCTTCCAGGCGGCTCAAGACTCGGGCACGCCAACGTCGTCCACCGCGACGGCGGCGATCATGCCCGCGCTCAAGAGCAACGCCATGCTGGGCGGCCCCGAGAATCTGTGGCTGCTGCGTCGCGCCAGCACCGATCCGCAGGACCGCGAGCGGCTTGTCCAGGCGTTCGACCCGAGCGCGGGGCGCGTGATCGTGGACCGCAACTGGTACAACCCGATGACGCCCGGCGAGCTCGCCGATTTCACCCATTTGCACCCGACGCTCGAGTTGCGCGTGGCGGTCATGGCCGGGCTGCGGCGGTGCTTCTTCGAGGATGTCGAGGAGGTCGATCCGAACGTCCAGTACGGACCGATCGACGTGACCGCGCAGCTGCCGTGGGTGACAGATCCGACGCAGATCCTGGGCGTGAAGTACGGCTGGCTCCAGCCGGGCAGTGCCGCGCCGTTCGATGTGACCATGCAACAGGGGCACGTCCTGCTGGGCAACGCGTGGGGCAGCAACGCCGCCTCGAGCGTGTGGGTCACCTTCCGCCGGCCAGCTTGGTCGATCGTCAACGACCTGGACTCCACGACCGGCCCGACGGACGACGACGACCAGCTCGCCGTCGACCTGGATTATGCCGCCGCGGCCGGCCACATCGAGGCATGGCACCTGTTCCCGAGCCGCCTGTTTGCCGCAGCCGCCGGCAATCTCCAGGCGAGCCAGCAGATGGCAGCTGCGGAATTCACCCGTCAGGCACTGATCTGGGCGCCGCAGCCGGAGCGAACGCTCAGCTTCAGCGAGGTGGTGAGTCTGCCGCTATGAGCCGCGCACTCGCGATCAACAAGAATGCTGTCGCGGGCGAGCCGCTGCCGCCCTCGTGGAGCCAGGGGCCAGCCGGACCTCCAGGACCTCAAGGTCCGATTGGCCCGGTGGGGCCGCAGGGTCCAGTCTCGACGACACCTGGGCCACAAGGACCACAGGGGCCGCCAGGTCCGCAGGGGGCGCCAGGCGCAGACTCGACGGTGCCTGGGCCGCAGGGGCCAGCCGGCGCTCAAGGCGCGACAGGCCCACAGGGGTCGACCGGCCCACAAGGGGCGACCGGCTCACAGGGGCCACCAGGCCAGGGCGTGCCGGCTGGTGGCACCACGGGTCAGGTGCTCAACAAGACCAGCAACACCGACTACGTCACTGGCTGGATCACGCCTAGCGCGACGGGAGCGGCGGGTGGCGTGCTGAGCGGTACATACCCGAATCCGGGTATGGCAGCTGGAGCGGCAGCAACAAATGTGGGCGCGCTCGGCGGGGTATTGACCGGCACGTTGCCGAGTCCGGGGCTGGCAGCTAATGCGGTAGGTACTACCCAGGTTGCGGACGGAGCGATTACGTCGCTCAAGATTGCCGACGGCACGATTGCCACGGCCGACCTGGCTAATCAGTCGGTCACCAACATCAAACTGGGCACCGATACGGCACGGCTGAATCTGCTGACCAATGGTGGCTTCGAGATCTGGCAGCGCGGCACTGGGCCGTTCACTGGTACGGCCTATTCAGCGGATCGGTGGCAAGTGACGCCAAATGGCGGCTCGACCATGAGTGTCTCGAAAGTGACGGCTGCCTCTGGGACGGGCTCGAGTTCTGCGGCGCAAATTGTGTACACGCATACGGCGCAGTCCCAACTCATGCAGATCCTGCGATTGAGTGGCGAATCCCTGGAATTGCTGGGGCAGACGGTATCGTTCAGCGCACGGGTAAGTGCAGCGGTGGCGAACGCTATTCAGTTGCGCTTATTGACTGGTGGGGCCAGTCCGTTGAACGTCACGAGTGCGTTCCATCCCGGATCTGGCGGGTTCACCACGCTGACTGTGACGGGCACGATTCCGACTGATGGAGCAGTGCTGCAATGTCAGTTCTCACTGAACGCGTCGGGCACGTTCGTGGTCGACAACGCCAGCCTGGTGGTCGGCAGCGTGGCGGCCGACTACGCGCCAGTGCACCCGGCCAACGACCTGGCGCGCTGTCTCCGGTACTACGAAGTGATCGCTGATGCGGTCGGTGCCTTTGGCCTAAGTGGATATGGTGCCGCGGGTGGCGTGCTTCAGTGGATGTATCCCTACAAGGCCAGGAAGCCTGTCGCGCCCACTGTCACAAAAAATGGCACATGGACCGTTACTAACTGCTCACAGCCAACCACGCCTGTTAGCAGCATGTCAGACGTGATGATTCAGATTGTAGCCACGGCCTTGGGTCAAGCCTCAACGACCAATGGTGGTGCGAATAACACGATTACGATCGAGGCCAATCCATGAGTGTCAGGCCAGTCACATTCAATGCAGACGGCAGTATCGACGTGGTCTACGACGAACTCGGTCACTCCGGAGCGATCCCCGCCGCCGAGATCAACTGGACCCAGAACATCGATGGC